CATCTTCGCGTTGCCCTTCTGCGCCCTGCACTCAAGCGTGAGTTCCGCTTCAAGCGCGCCGAGCTTACCGAAGGTAGTCTGTCCAACTTCAACATCGCGGACAGGAATGAGATACGCGGTGGAAAACAGGCTCTCGTCAATGACAGCCACCGTGCAGTTTGAAGTGCCGGTAGGCATATCACGGGAAAGCATTACTTCCGCGCGGCCGGTGAAGTCGTTGACATAGAAGTCAACCGCGTTCACGGTCGTCAGCTTCTCAGCTGATATCTGTTTCTGCATCGTGCCGGAAAGCGACGCAAACTTAGTGATGGCTTGTTTCAGAGTGCCGTTCACAAAGATTTTGCGAGGATTGCCGCCCGAAGCCCAAGCAAGCGAGAACAGAGATACAAGCCCTGTTTCGTTGAAGGTCTGGCCCGTTGCGTTGGAAACATTGGTCGTGATAGAGGCAACCATTCCGCTCATAGTCCTGGTCGCAGTCGTAAGACCTGCTGATACCGTGGAATTGATGAGGTCGTACTCTATCGCGTTCGCAAGCTCTTTCATTCTCTTGCCGCGCTGATACATAAACATATCGTCTATGCCTGCGCCCTTAGAAGCTATTTCAGTATTCGTGACCTGCCAAGTCTTAGTCACATACTCGGTGTAATTCGTGAGCCTGGTCGGAGCCACTACCGTTGATGCAGTGATAGTCGCGCCTTCCTGTGTTGCCGCTGAGCCACGCGCCGCAAGGGTATCTTCCGGCCACTGGTGGATGGGCTGTGTCGCTCTCTTTCTGCCGATACTCTCCGTGAAGGGTCTATCTTCGGGAGATATGTTTGTTACCGCAAGCATTACATCTTCAAGCAAGTTACCGTCATCGTATGTGGTTATGTTCGTTGCCAATTGATTTTACCTGTCCTTTTTTAAATGTCTTTGCGGGTCTTTCTGACAATCGCTTTCTGCCAGTCGCGCCACGCTTGCGAATTAGGCCCTTCTGCAAGTGCCTTTGTCTTTAACTTATCCGCTGCTGCTGTTTCACTGACTACCACCTTCTTACCGCCAGTCGCAAGGGCTTTGTTCGCGTTCGCCTTATCAACCTTCTTCTGAAGAGCCAGTTTCTCAGCATCGTTCTCGGCTTTGATACCGAGCCGCCTTGCTGCGAGTTCTACCGCGTGCTTGACACCGTTCTTCGCCTTTGCTAAATCCTCGCTGATATACAAATCATTCGCGAGTTTCCAAAGCTCCGACTTCGCGTCAAGCATATCCGGGTAATCCTCTGCCGTTGCGTCAAGCTGTGCCTGAATTGACGAACCACGCTGCAACTCGGCTTTGAGGTTTTCTACCTCTTTCTTCGTGTACATCTTGCTTAGTTCAAGCCTCGCCCATTCGTGGTATTCAGTCTGCGCCGGGTCGTTTAGCATTGCAACCAGAGCCGCTTCCGTTACCTTCGGCGTTTCCGCCGCTTTCTCGGTCTTTGCCGCCCTTTCTGCCGCTAACTCTTCCCTAAGCGACTTCAACTGCGCCGTTAGAGTGTCAAACCTCGCCTGAACCTTATCACGCTGTGCTTCGGTCAAGTCAGGGTCTTTCAACTCCGCCTTCGCGTCTTTCAGCTCTTCGCCCGTTGCAACTACCTCTTCCTTTGCTTCGGCTTGGGCGTTTTCAACTTTCTCGCCCTCTTCTTTCGCGCCCTCTTCTACTGCGGTCTTGATTTCTTCCATTTGTGCCTCCCAGAAGTTTATAGACTTTCAGGGTCTTGCGCTATTCTCGTTTTATGCCTCGCGGCACTCTACTTTTTTAGTGAGTAGGCAACACTCGCGCTATTCGTTAGTTATACTAACATACCTTTTTTTATTGTCAACACTTTCAGCATTACCCTTGTGCGATTATTTCCCGAACGGTTTAACGTGCTTCACCTTTTTAACCTTCTTGACCGCCTTTCCTATCGGCTGCGGGTCCATCTTGCCAGCCACTCTCCCACCCTTAAAATCCGCCACTTGTTTTCACCTCCCGTTATATACCAACATTTCCGCTATACCTTCCAGGTGCCATATCTTCCGTATTGACATCTTCTTTGCTCTCTTCTTCCGCCTTTCTCTGTTGCTCCATCTGCTTATTTATCACCTCACCCGACCGCTCTAAATCTAACAATACACGCAATACCTTCCTTGCCCCAACCTGTATTCCCATACGCTCATCGTTATTCGTTCCCATGTGCGTTGATACATCCAATTCACCCTCAATCACATACTTGACCGCCGCTTCAATCACTACCCACGCATCTGTCTGCTTGAACTCCTTTATCCAATCCCCCGCCACAAGATTATCAGCCGGTGTATGCTTGTTATCAAATATCCGCTTTATTGCCGAAACAATATCAAGCGGTATTATCGGTGTCTGCTTCCTTACCAATTCCTTAATTGCCTTTTTACTCTTTGCCATTTACCCCTCCACTAATCGCATAATAAAACACACAACAGAATTAACCCAACTATCCAATGCCCCGCGAAGAAACACCACATACAAGCCATAATCGCTAAACATCCGAGCATTTACCCTCCCACTCGTTGCTGACCTATTTGCTGCATCTTCGGCTGTTGCCTTGTGCCACCAGAAGACTGCTGAGGCATTTTAACACCTGCCTGTGCCAACATTACCGCTTCCCTTAATTGCTGTTCGTGCGCCGCCCGTGCCGCCTTCTGCGCCTGCTGGCCTTCCTGTGCGATTGTCTGCTTGTCTTTTAATATACGCTTCGCCATACGAGCGTCACCCTGCTTGACTATAAACTCACGCTTTAACTCGTATTGATCCATTTCAGGGTCACCCCTAAACATCTCAAACATTCTCGTTGCTACCTGTGCCGATAACTGGGGATTAGACGAACCAAATGACCCCATCGGCTGGAACATATAATCTCTGCTCAACGCCGCCCTGTCTATTTGCTTCTGCGTGCCGTCATTGTCCATGTATGTAAACGCCTTCTCTGAACTGAACTCCATCTCAAGCAAGAAGGTTCTGACATACAACTCCTTCAACGCCTTCTGCCATATCTGTATATCCAACTGCCTGATACCAACCCTTGCATTGGCAATACCGCTGTATTCCTTCGCGGTCCCGGATTGATTAGCTGGACCGTCACCAAACGACTGCGCCGCGATTATCTCGTTACTCCAACCCTTCAATACCGCCTCTTCATTCATAAAGGTTGCATCGTTAGACGGAGGCATAAACCATTGAACATTCGCGTTAAGCGGCGGTTCAACTGGAACAGCCTGTCCAGGTATATACTGAAAGTTATTCGGATTGACCTTATTCGCCGCGTATATCAATGTCGGCGTGGAGGCGATAGTCTGCCTGTTAATCTTCATGTTGTGCTGAACATTCAACGCTGTTGCCATCGGCTCTTCAATCTCTACTGTGCCACGAGGCGCGTAATGTCTTGTGTCCTCTAAACTGAATGGGACCTTAACAAACGGCCACATCTTCATTGAATACGGATAACGGATAAAACGAAGCTCCGATGTTGCGCCCTCCGCATACTCCAATACATGACGCTCTTCTATTCCGTCACCGTCCTCGTCATACCACATACAGAATTCTTTAATCAGAATGTTCTTGTCTGTTTCGGTTGTTATTGCCACGCCTTCCCTTGTCCGCTTCTGTATAAGCATATTACTGTCTTTAACCGCTTTGCCAGAAGTCATGTACTTGGCTTCTGCCATATCCTCGTCATAAACTCCCGCCTTCCCTAACAACTTCTTGCAAGCCTCTTCCTTCCACTTGCCTGACCGCATATTGATCATTACTTCCGCAGGCGTCACATAATACTGATGGCATATCCATCTTGCCTTCTCTAAGTCAAATGTACTCTCGGTATCAACCGGAACTATTACATCTGTCGGGTCAAGCACAATCCATTTCGGAGCGTCATATTTGATTTCCTGTACCGTGAACTCTATTACATCCGTTCCCTTGTATATCTCTAAGCAAATGTTCTGACATTTTAGCCAATCGTTCTCATCCTCCAGGTCAAATAGATACGACCTCGCTATCATCTGCATCAAGTCGCCTATCCTGTTGACATCGGCAAAGAAGTTCTCGGCTTCCTGTTTGTTAATCGCTGACTTGATAACCTTCTCTTTGAGGTCGCTAAGGAATATACTGACAACCTTCGGCTCATACGACTTCTCATAGATTGATTTCACTATACAGAAACCCTTTTCTAACATCTTATCCGCCATTAAACACAACGGCTCGAATATGTCCATCCGCGTACGGAGCAACCAGTCAAAATGGAAACTCGCCGCCTCGCTGATAACATTGTTTTCCTTTGCTTGCTGTGTAAGGATTGCGTTGACCGCTTCCGTATTCTGACCGAGCAGGTTAGGTGCTTCCGGCGATACAGTCAATTCGCACATTGGGAAAGTGTTGTATGCCACGCCTACATACTCAGGCTTTAGTTCGCGTATATGCTTGTCTTGCAGGGGAAGGTGCTGACTGGAACTGTTATACCACGGAAAGGTTGCCTTCTTGCGTAGTCCGTATCTCTGCCTGAACCATTTTCCTTGCTTTGAAACGAAGTCCGCGCGATCCGCTTCCGCACGCTTGAACTCACCCTCCTGCAACTTTATCAGGTCGGATAAGTCAACCTCTTCAATGTTTGCCTCGTTCTTGTCAATAGGGTCAATCTGTGTCAGTCTGACATCTTCGGGAGAAGCCGTTAGTGTTTTTTTAGCCAAGTTTTTTCACCTCATTGCGAAGTATAATATCAATTGTCTAATCTGTCAATCATAAACGAATACCTATACTCACTCCACATCGTAATACGAGCCAGCAGTCTTATTCTCCACTCGCCCATACTGCCACGTGTTCATCACGGTTTCAGTGTTCAGCAACTCTTGCATATTGTTTGTCTGTGCCACCGCCAACGCCCTCTTTAACGCGTATATACCCATTACGCAACAGTCCGCACGGTCCGGCGAGGGCTTAATGTCCTCTTTGTCATCAACCAGAATGCGCCCGATGTTATACGAATAGGTCGGTTTACATAACTGCCCGACTAACATACTGTCATCCGGCAACGATATACGCTGGTTATGTATCAACGCTCCCGCCTCAAACCACATCTCTGACCGCAGGTTGTAATACCTCTTATCAACTCCCTGCGTGGAAGCCGAGTTCAAGGGCATAATCTGTATGGTTGTTCCCTTTATCAACTTGCTTAGTATTGTTATCACTCCGCCACCAATACCGCATTCGTCAACGGCTATCGTATTTGCTCCAATCTCGTTTGCCATCGCTAAACACCGCGAAGCCGTATAATCCTCATCCTTCTGCCCGTATATGTCTTGCTTCACAATCTTACTCCCTATCCAGCCGTATATCACACTCTCGCACTTTCCGAAACGCGCAGGGTCGCAACTAATTATCTTCTTATCCGTGAATATCAACGGGTCAGGGTTAGGTATCCTGCAACACGCCTGAGCATCGCTTAATTGCACAATAACATTGTCATCGGTAAGAATATCCCACGAGCCGTCAATTAACGCGCGTAATATCTCTGGCCGGCTGGAGTGCAGTTCGCGTACGCTGTCAAGATAATCGGGCGCAAGGTATGGGTTATCCTTTGCCAACATCTGAATAAACCGTCTATTGGGTTTTGGATTGATTATAAACCTATCGCGTAGGTAACAATTGCGAGGGTTGCAACTGGTTATAATCTGAAAGTGAGGGTATGTGTTATCGGGTAACTTACAGCGTAACCTTTGCGCCAGTGCCTTATAGTTCTCTTCGGTGATTTCCTCGGCTTGGTCTATTGCTACCATACCAAAGTCCGTAGAGCTGAACTTGTCCGTATCCTCCGTGCTGTCCATACCGCCAAACAATATCAGGCTGTTATGTTCCTTGCCAGTATAAACAGTTATTATTTGGTCTTTATTGTTAATCTCATATAATTGCGATGGTATTTCTCGTTTCCAAATGGCAAGCGTTGAAGTCTTGAGATGTGTTCCCTTCTTGCGGAATAAACCATTTAATACGCCCGGATAGCGCTTACAATGCCGATACAACTTATGGCACAGCGTTGTACTCTTTGAGCCACCCAAGCCACCGCCTATCATTAACTCTCTCTCGCTGGCTTCCAATACCTCTACTTGCTTTGCAAACGGTTTGAACGGATAGTTAATTATCATCTTCGGCCTTCCGAGTTACTTCTTCCTCGGTAACATCAACCAATTGTGCCGTGTTAATCGGATCCCTGATAGCATTAAACTCCGCGGTGAACACAACATTTAATTGTTTCACCTCGGCAGTCTTTAACTCGCCCAACTTCTCATAAAACAACTTCCTGTCTGCGTTTCCCTTCGGCGTCGGGTCGCTCGCAACCTCAAGTAATGCCTTGTCAACCTTTGCCGCGGAACCGATTAAGGCTCTTTGCCGTCTTGCATTATAGTATGCCACGAAGTTATCATTGGCGAACCAATTGTAGTATGCAGTCCGTGACACCTTTACACAATCGCAGAGTTCTTTTATTGTTTTGCTACTGGTAGGGTCTAACATTAACTCAATAAGATTTTCCTGTTCTTTGCTTGGATACCATTTACCATTTATCATACCTTTAGACATTATCTTTGCTCCTTAAAAAAAAGAGAGGGCGACCGGGCTACCGACATCATAGGATGCCTTTCGTTTAGCCCCTCGGCCAGCCCTCTGCCCTCATACTACAAAACAATATACCTATCGTCAACCAAAAACGACTACTTCCCGTATAATTGCCACATCGCCAATCTCGGTCTCTTTGTATTGCTACACTTACACTGACAAGGTATTCCGTTGCCCTTGTTCATTAAACTGTGCTTACAGGTTGAACAACAACGCACTATTAACTTTTCCGGCACCCTGTCAAACACATCTAAAAACACCTTCGATACATTAAATCTTTTCATTTGCTACCTCCGCCATTGGACAATACTTGCATAGTGCGCTTATATTTGCTTTACAACCTGTTTCCTTGCTGTAATTCGCTTCAACATTCTGCTTGTCATCCAGGTATGCTATCCGCAACACTTTCAATTTGAGATAGTCGCTGTGGTCTTTCACCGATAACATTACCATTAACATCGGACAACACCTCCGTACTCCCACCCTGCCGTAAATGTGATGCAATTGTAATCCCGCGCCTCCTTGCGCTCCATGCAAAACACCCTTCCAGTAATCCCACGCTTTATTTATTCTCTTTTGCAAGTTTTTCCTCCAATTCCTTCTCGTCTGTGATAATTGCTGACATCGTTGTGTGGTAAAGGTCACGCAATATCCTCTTTATTTCCTTTGCTGAGCCGGCGTTGGAAAGTATCTCTTCTTCCGCTCCGTCAAATGCCTTCCGTAGTTTCTTATGGTTTGCTATTAACATATTCACCCCTAAATAAAATCGTTATCCCACGCTTCATCTATCTCGTCTATTATTGTCTGGCTGTAATCAAAATCACCTAATAATTCTCGGTGCATTTTATTTGCTCGGCGACATAACTATCAAACTAATTGTTATCACCAATCCGCCGAAATAGTTTAGCGCGAACATCCACCTTCCGCTTATTACGTAAACAAGCAACGCCCCTCCCTGTGCGATTGCAAGGATTATTGGGAATAGTAGATCAATTTTCATCAGCCACCTCAACCTTTATCTTTGCGTTGCTGTCAAAATAATCTCTCACCTCTTGCAAAACTCGCACAAGCGTGTCAGTATCTTCCCCCTCAATTACACTATCCTCATATTCCAACTTTTCCTCTATGAACTTTGGCATAGTGATGATATAACCGTTATTCACCTTTTCTATGGTTATCTTGAAATTGAGCCAACTCATATTTGCTCCTATAATCTCATACTTGCAACTATTAGGCTTTCCCGAATACTTGACTACAATCGAACTCCATTTAGACTACATTACCTCCAATTATCCGCTTGTTGTGCAACTTCCAATATTTGCCCTCGTTAGTTTCTAAATAAGCAAATCCGCTATTCCATTTATTGAGTGGCGAGTATTTAGGGTGAAGGTTGCATAACGCCCCAACACTCCAACAGGTGATTATCTTCCCCAATACCGTCTGCTCGGTATGTTCGCTGGTCTTGTGCTGATGAGCCGATACCACGCTTTCATTTGCACGCAGGAACATTCCCCTTGCCGGATTAACCGGGGCAATAAATCCGCCCTTATATTCGTGTCCGTGAAGCAAGGTTAGCGATTTGTGCCGTATAGGGTGCGTTGCGGGAATTATCTCAATACCTCTATCCTTTGTGCCAAATATCGCTTCAAAGGTATTCCCTGGAAGGCCCAAGAGTTCCGGCGCCTTGCGGTATAAATACTTTTCATACCTTTCTTCGTGATTGCCGAGTTTCCAAATCACCGCCTTTGGCTTAATGAAATCGTTTACCAAATCAAATACCTCTTTAGTTGTTTCCGCTTCACCTGCAAATGACCTCATACGCGGGTCGCGGCAGAAATCCGACATCTGATAGCAATCGCAAGTATCACCCAAATACAATACACCATCGCAACCCTTTTCCCTGCCATGTTCAAGCGCAACTATCAGATCGTCTTTTGCGTAGTAAGGTATGTGAATATCGGCAAGTATCAACCACCTTTTGGCTGTAGTAGGCAGGTTGTGCCATTGAAACCCCTCGTCAAGCGGTTTGGGAAATTGGTTCTTCCATTTTGCAACCTCTTCTTTTGTGCGGATTAAATCGGCAACGGGCTTTCCGTTTCTATTCCTTGTTCCACTATTAATATTGCCACTCGCGCCCCTAACCACCCTTACATTTTTTCTCGCCATTTCAAAGGTTGTAAATAATTCAGGATGCCTTTTGTGCAATACCCTCGCCGCCTCCCCCGTTGTCAATAACCTATTATTGCCCTCCCTGAGAAAATCAACTACAATCGGTTTCAGTATTGCTATGGTCATTGTTTTGCCTCCTCTACCCTGTTTAATATGTCAAGATAACCCGCTATATCCGTTAGATTATCTCTTTTGTGTCCGTTCAATTCCCTCGCCAACTTTTGCGCTATGTTAAACAACGGCACATCCTTCGCTGTGATTTCCTTGCCACTTATGGCGGTGAATATGTCCGCTGTCCGTTGCATACAGGAAATCGGATCGCCGTATGCCTTCTGCCTCTCGCCATTTACAAGTTCGTCTGCTTCCAATAAGATACTTTTTGTTGCTTCTGGCTTATCATACATGGGTATTTCTACAACAT